GAATGGGCTTTTGGCAAAGGCTGCGTAGACATATGTAGCACCGTTAGCATTTGCGAATGAATTGTCAGTACGAATTTTAATTCCATTGGACAAAAAGTCATGACTTATGTCAGCTTCGACTCCCGCTACCTCTGCGTTGGAGTGATTTGAAAGTACATATCTTCTTACGTAGTTGAACGGGTCTCTTTGGTCGTCAAAGAGATACCAGCTTTCTGTACCGGTTCGCTGTTTGACTAAAAACCATGCAGGTCGGAAACCTAAGTTAAACATAGGTCCACTACTACTTCCATTTCCTATATACGATCCAAACTTGCTGAAGCCCTCAACGGGTGCAAAAACATAGGCAATCATCGCCTCAGTGTTGCCATTAGTTAGAGAGCTAGTGCCAACCGAAAAGACTGATGAGGTTGGAGCAGTATCGTTCCAAACCGTTGCATCATCTGCTGTGGCAGAATTTGCATTTAAAACCAGATAATCCGTTGCAGGTGCTGCGGTATTTGCGGCGTGGTATACTGCCCAATTATCTGTATCAGCACGGTTCTTAACGATCATCATCTCTGGAACAACGCCAAGATTATGTGCTATTGTCCGGGCTGTTGCGTTACCCGTGTAGCTCACAATATCAAAGCCCGGAGTTGCCCCCTCGTTCCACTGCCAAGCTACATAGCTTTCAGCATTGGTGTTTACGATTACATCATCGCCAAGTGCAAAGCCATCGGATTCAAAGGCGGTTAAGGTGTCATCGTTGGTTGCTTCAGCAGTAGTAACATTAGAGGACAAAACTTTAGTTGCACCACGCACAGTATCAAATAAAGCATGGGCATCTGTCGCATCACGGTTTTTAATCCAAACTAGATTAGGCGAAAATGTGCTGTTTCCAGCTTGATCTATTGACTGAGTTGAGCCATCTCCTTCGTACAAAGTTGTCTGAAAATACTTTGTGCCATCTTTCACCGCTGGTGTGGGTAGGTTGGCAGTGTTTATTTTTTTATAGCCTGACGGTGGTGAATGGGCAAATGCCGTTGCTCCAAAATTAACGGTGCTGGTAACACCTGTTTGATTGTTTGTCTCACCCACTAGTGCGGTGTACAGAGGGGCTGATCCGGTTATAGCGGCACAATGGCCGCTCTCACCTTCAGGATCACCTGAATTTACATAGGTGTCATTTTTGGCAAAATAAACTTTCCCATTTCGAACCGCAACTCCCAAAACATCGTTAAGTGTAAAAGTAGCCAAACTGCCCAGAAGTAAACTTCCGTTTTGATTAACCTCTCCACCCTCCATATAATAAGTAACTGAAGGATTAATTGAGCCGACATTTGCAGTGCCAAAATCAGAAGTGGTCGCAACAATACCGGCCATGCGATACGAGGCTGAAGCATTGCCGGATGTTTTCTTTACCTCAAAGTAAAAACCGTCAGAATCTTGAACATCAAATGCAATTGTCCCTTTAGTTCTCCCAAAATTATCTTGATCTAGGTCAAGATTTCCGTTTAAAAACTCGGTGGCTCCTCCCGCAACATCTATAGGACTCATAGTACTGAAGTTTATTGTTGGGCTATCAAGCATCTGATCGTTTGCGTCTTGGCCAGCACTGGCAAAATCATTTCCTTCGCCGCTAGTATCATCCCCAAGTGCAGAACTATCTTGACCTTTTAAACGAAAACCATTTGTACCATAAGTCAAACCAGAAACATCTATTGGAATCCAAACACCGGCGGCATTATATTCTCCAAAGCTGGTCGGTCCAAGGCTTGTGCCGTCAATCATCACGGTCTCAGCTAAATATCCGTCAATACCTCTGGAAGGGTCAACGGTGTTAGCGCCTATGCGTTGTAAAAGTGCCCCGTTAAAGTTAGAGCCATTATTCTGATCTGGATAATTAGCAGTACTGAAAGATGTTACTTGAACGCCGTTTATATAAATGCGAACTCTTAGGGCTTCAGTTGATTGGGTGTCGTCGTAGCGGACTATAAAGTGCATCCAAGCTGTTGGATCACGGAACTTGGCATCGGTATAAAATTCCAAACCCGACGCAGCGACACCGTTGAACGTAAAAAATTGAAGGTCATCACCATTAAATCCGATAGCGTCGAAACGAACCGCATCTCCCAGCGCACCGTCATCGTCGCTACCATCTCCAGCACCCATGATACCCTCTTGAGCTCCGCTGCTACCAACATCACCGCCACGTTTCATCCACCACGAAAACGTCCATGTGTGGTCGTTACCCACACTACCGGAACCGGGGGTACGTTGCAAATAAGCCGGTTCAGCGGCGTTAAATCTAATTGACTGTTCTATTTCGTAGCCCCTCGAAGGGTTATCTAACCACTGTGATCCAAACATAGTCATTTTATATCTCCACTTGTAATCATTATCATTATCCGAACGCCAGTTGTGGTGCGCCGAGTTGAATACTGCCGGACGCTTTGACAAAGTAAGGAACTACGTCAACGGCTGCTGCTGCTGTACTAAGCGTAATCCCACCAGAAGCGGGACTTTCATAGTCCGTTCCAAGGCTGAGAGTTCTTGATCCCGTGCCGTCCTGAATAAACACGAACACCCCGGCTTGGCCTACAGCCTCCGTAGACGGATTGGCAAGGGTGATACTACCTGTGAGAGTCAGCACGAAGTTTTGGTGCGCCGAGAAGTCAATTGTAATGCTGCCGGTGTTGGACGTATCCGTGTCCGTAGCTGCGAGGATGATGGTGCCACCCGTAATTGCTGCGGTCGAATCAAGGGTTGTCACATCCGCAGCAGCTGCAGCACCAGAGCCAAGTATTCCGTCGAGGGTGCCAGTAAAACCAGTAGCTGTAATCTGGTCAGTCGCAGTAATAGCATCTACGAACAGGTTAGCCCAGCGAACGCCAGTTGTGCCTAGATCATCGGTACTGTCAGTGTCACTAACAATCACGCCGCCGGAGGTTAGTTGAGTAACAGTTGCAGCCGCAGGAGTGCCAGAGCCTAAAATGCCATCCAAAGTTCCGGTGAAACCAGTAGCTGTAATCTGATCCGTGGCTGTAATTGCATCAACAAACAAGTTAGCCCAGCGGACTCCGGTGGTGCCAAGGTCATCTGTGCTGTCAGTGTCAGAAACTACATTTCCGCCATGCGTGGTGACACCTATTAATGTAGAAGTCCCGGCTACGCCAAGTCCGCCGTCTGTATGGATTGAACCCGTGGTTCCTGACGTGGATGTCGTAGTGTCGTCAACCGATATAATTCCACTGGTCACTAATGTGGTTACCGTTGCCGCCGCGGCCGCGCCAGACCCCAATATGCCGTCCAAGGTTCCGGTGAATCCTGTGGCTGTAATTTGATCAGTTGCAGTAATAGCGTCTACAAAAAGGTTGGCCCAGCGTACCCCGGTTGTACCAAGGTCATCTGTAGAATCTGTGTCCGAGACTACATTGCCGCCATGAGTGGTGACACCAGAAACATTAAGTGTGCCGTTTAGATCAACTGCTGTGGCAGTAAGGTCAATCTCATCAGTAGCACCAATTGACAGAACCGTTGCGCTGGACCCTTGAATAAATTGGGACGCATCATTAAACATTAATTTGTTTTCTGAGTTAAGTGTTAGACCTGCTCCATCTGTGTGTGTCAATTTTGTATCTTGATCGTCACCAAAATTAATAACTGCGGAATCAGCAAGAAATAAGTCGGACCATTCTAAGGATGCAGAACCAAGGGCAGCACCGTCAGCAGAAGCAGGGAGAATTGGACCAATGTCAGAAGAAAGTAGCGTAGCGCGTGTGATAGCACTGACATCACCCCTAAGACTATTAAATTCTGTAACAAGTTCCTCTAGGGTTTTCTCTAGTGATACTTCATTTGCTGTAACTGTTGCCATTTTAGTTCTCTTTTACTAGTTGTTGTAGTGTCATTTGTTCGATTCCTCTAATCTTTACTAGTATTTATAAGTTTTTTTATAGGTAATACGACCTAATATAATGTAACGGCACCATCAGGGAGCATCGGGCCATGTGACGTTGCCGAGAACGCCGTTGCTGGCCATGGTCGGATTCGGGCTTGTTTCTGGTAGGTTTCTGAGAGCAATCCGATAGTTTTTCCAAGCGTCACTGAGTGTCACATCGCTCGATGCTCGCCAGTCACAATCTTGAAGAAGAACGTCACGCTGCCTTCGTACCTCTACCCAAATCTCTGAGGTTGTCGCCGCTGGTCGCTTAACAACAGCCGAGTTGACATAAGTGTCTTCAGTTGTCGTGTCGTCTGGGACAGTCGTCCACACTAAATTTTCATGGACCGGGAAAGTCGCACTGCCATCCGGCAATATCTCACAAATGCGCTCGTTGTGAATTAGGGCTAATTTAGTCATTATTCATACTCCGTTCTAGTCATTATGCATACTCCGTCACAATTACAACTCCAGCAAAACCCAATCCACCTGCGTCAGTATCGCTTGAAGCACCGCTTCCACCTCCACCAAAAGAGGTTCCGTTTACCGGGTTGTGGCCATTAGTATCAGCTTGTGCGCCTCCTCCGAAGTAAGAACCTCCTCCGTGTCCTTGAGCAGTACTGTTAGCTTGGTCAGACGAACCCCCGCCATTACCTGTACTATTTAGATCGCCTCCAGAACCTACACCACCATGGCCGCCATTCTTACCAATATCACCGCCAGTGCCTCCAGTAGCGGATAAGAGTGATCCAAAGGAAGTAGTCCCTCCATTACCGGAACCACCTGCTCCGATTGTCACAGTCTGAGAAGAATAACTAGTAACGTCGAGTAATTCTCTTGCATATCCTCCACCACCCCCGCCAGCACTACCGTTGTCTGTTCCATCGGCAGTACCGCCTTGACCTCCTCCACCACAAAGTTCAACCATTACTGAGGTGATCCCAGCTGGTTTAGTCCACGTCCCGCTGCTTGTAAAAACTTGTACTGAGGCTGGTGCGGCGGAGGCAGTTGCCCAAAGAGATGTTGCACCTGCTCCGGCAGATTTTAGTACTTGGCCGCTAGTGCCGGTGTCGCTAGGGAACGTCAATCCTCCACCGATAGTTAAAGGACCATCAAGAGAAAATCCGACTAATCCGCCACCGCCGAGACTTAGAGATGATGAAGTCTCTGACATAACACGGCCGCCGTCCTCTCTCAATACAGAATCTCCCTGATCAGTAGAGGAACCATCTGTTCCATTCAGTACAATAGATTCAAAGTCAGTGCCGGCAGCTGTAATTACACCAATATTTTTGACTTTAATGTCACCGCCAATAACTACATCTTTAACAACAGACAAACCGCCGTCAGTCTGTAATGATCCATCTGTTGTAGATGTTGCATCTGTAGCATCATCGGTTTTGATAATTCCACTAGCAGTAATAGTAGTGGAAGCAAGAGTTGTGGTGGTTGCTGCAGCTGCAGCACCACTTCCAAGAATACCGTCTAGAGTTCCTGTGAAGCCTGTAGCTGTGATTTGGTCAGTTGCGGTAATAGCGTCTACAAAAAGGTTGGCCCAGCGTACCCCCGTAGTGCCGAGGTCATCTGTAGAATCTGTATCTGAAACTACATTGCCGCCATGAGTAGTAACGCCAACTAACTTTGATGTAGTGCCGACAAAAAGAGCTGCTGCAATACCAACGCCGCCATCAGTGTGTATACTGCCCGTTGTGCCGGATGTGGTATCGGTAGTGTCATCAATCGATGCTACACCGCTTGTGGTTAGAGTTGTTACGGTGGCCGCCGCAGCTGTACCTGAACCAAGTACACCATCCAACGTGCCTGTAAATCCTGTTCCAGTAACTTGTCCAGCAAAATTGACAGTAGTTGTACCTGTGGCTACACCCATAACTGTAGTATCAGCATCATTAACAATGGTTACGTCATTTGTGCTGCCTTCGCCAGTTAGAATCAAACCTAACACTGAAGTATAACCGATAGCCGCATTGTCTCCAGCAGCTGTATCTCCATCTGGTTGAAAAGTAGCAGCAGTAACATCAGCTACAACATCAAGACCAGCACTTGTAACTGAAGCCCTAAGAGTTCCCCCTGTGGTAACGGCAACTGTATTAGCAGCAGAGAAGTAAATGCCGGTGTCTGCATCACCCGTGTTTGTAATTGCGGGAGCTGATGGGCTGCCGTCAGCAAAAGATGCAACACCCGTTATAGAAGGTGCAGCAAGAGTGACAACAGTAGCAGTAGCACTGATACCAGAACTTAGTGCAGTACCCGTACCCAACAGAGTATAGAGTTCATCAAAGTTGTCGTTAATTTTATCACCACCGTCTCGGATAGAATCACCTGTTCCGTCTCCTTCGGTTGTTCCTAGTCCTATTGATAGTTTTGCCATTATTCAGTCTTCCTTTGTTGTATTTATACGACATGATTGACTAATCATCTTCCAATGCGGTTATACGAGCTTCCATCTCTTGAATTGTCTTAACTAATAGTGGTACAAGTTTACTTTGGTCCATTCCTTGCATTTCTGTTGCATCTTTCTCGCCAAGAACAGATTCAGGAACTACTGTTGCAGCTTCGTGTGCTAAGAAACCATCAACAAGAGTATTAGTGGCATCTGATATAAAATTAAATCTTGCTGGTTTAAGTTTCTTGAGTCTAGTTGTAGCAGTCCAATTGTAATCTACATTTTCTTTAAGTCTGTAGTCTGAAGAGGTGTTATATGCTGTTGAACTGCCATCTGTTGAAATACTTCCTACAGTTGAAGCACCAAATTCAAAGTGAACTATTTCACCACTAGTACTATATCTACGAAAATCACACACTCTTCCTTCGTGCCGTACGGCACTTAAAACACCACCTGTTCCAGTGGAACTACCACAAGTAATGCTGCCAGTAGCTGTGATCGTACCTGTTGATGTGATCGTATCTATAAAAGCATCTTTAAAGAATAATGAACTTGTCCCCAAATCAACATCACTATCTGCTACTGGTGAAAATACATTATCTATTAATTTAACTTGGTCAACCCCAGCTGCTCGGAATGTAATTATATTATCGGCAGAAAAGTCAATATCATTATCAGCATCTCTGCCTAAAACCAAGCTTGTATTTAAAACAGAAGTAATTCCTGTAATAGCACCAGTTGACCCTGCGTATGTTTTAATTCTTGCAGCTGTAGTTTTTCTTAAAGTACCACCTGCACCATTATCAATTAAAAATAAATCAGCATCTACAATTGCTTCACCAATATCTGTTGCAGCTGTAAGTACAGCAGTTGCTAATTTTGCTGTTGTAATCTGTCCGTCTGCTATGTCTGCACTTACAATAGTTCCATCTGCTATGTCTGCACTTACAATAGTTCCATCTGCTATGTCTGCACTTACAATAGTTCCATTTGCTATGTCTGCACTTACAATAGTTCCATCAGTAATATTAGCAGAAGTTACCCACACTCCTGTGAGAGTTCCACCAGCAGCACTTGTTGCAAGCTTGACAGCATTATCATGGTAGAGAGTAACAGCACCATTGTTAGCCGCAGTTATATAATTTTCGCCAAAGGTAGAATTAGTAAGTTGAAAATCATCTGCACGAAGACTTAAATTGCCTGTGCCATTATCCTTAATAATGCTATTAGAACCGTCATGGTAAATCTGTAAATCTGAAGCAGCACCCCACATTGCCATTGCACCGTCAGGGAATAAAATATCATCAGTGCCAGTGGGAACTGTAAATACCGTGGCATCAGCATCATTCTTTAATGTGATGTCTGAGGTGCTGCCTTGGCCCGTTAGGATCAAACCCTCGGCCGCAGTGTAACCAATTGCCGCGTTATCACTAGCGGCAGTATCTCCTGTTGCATTTA